TATCCAAGGCAAGGTGTAAAAATTGATACTAATAAGCACGGAATAAGAAGAGAAACAAGTTTAATTCCAAAGCCGCCTAAAAAATCAGGCAGAAAAAAAGTATAGCAAATCATTGCTAGCATGCCCTACATATAGTATAATACTTATGTAGGGTGTGTTATTTATAAACAGAGAGAAGTAAAATGATTATTCAAGTAATTGGTCTGCCTGGATCTGGTAAGTCAACATTTGCAAAAGAGTTAGCGGATAGAATTAATGCTGTGCATTTAAATGCAGATGAAGTAAGAGCAGAGCTAAATAAAGATCTAGGATTTAGCCCAGAAGATAGACTAGAGCAGGCTCGCAGAATGGGTGCTTTGTCTAGATTATTGTCTAATCAGGGATATCACGTTGTTGTAGACTTCATTAATCCAACAGCAGAGACAAGAGCATCATTTGGAAACCCAGACAAAGTGGTTTGGATGAACAGAAAGCCAGTTAGAGATTTCCCAGACACAACTGCTATGTGGGAAACACCAGCAAACCCAGACTTAACCTTTGACGACATGACAGAATATGATGTTGCAGCTAGAATAGCCTGCGTTGATTTTCAATTGCACGACTGGAGACAACCTACTACTCTAATGCTTGGCAGATACCAGCCGTGGCATGAGGGTCACCACGCCTTATACCAAGAGGCGGGAAATAGAACAGAGCAAGTAATGCTTGGCGTAAGGAATACATATAAGACTAGCGCAAAAGATCCCTTGGATTTTGATCAGGTAAAGGGATATATTGCACAGGATTCAGTAATGGATAAAGCCATGGTTATTAAAATGCCTAACATTACTAACATCGTATATGGTCGTGATGTTGGATATAAGATTGAGCAAGTATCGTTAGGAGCAGAAATTGAAGCGATCAGTGCTACGCAAAAGCGTAAAGAAATGGGCATCTAAAATTTGGAATTTTGTAACAAAAGACAATAATGTTGAGTGGCCATCATGAAGGTGACCAAACAAAGGTCTGCATTAAAAGCAATTACTTGGCGAATTATTGGAACAGCAGATACATTTGTAATATCTTGGGCAATAACTAAAGAGCCAGTAACAGCAGGCGCAATAGCCAGCTTTGAAGTATTTACAAAAACAATACTTTATTATTTCCATGAACGTGGTTGGAATAAGGTTAAATGGGGAAGAAATGTGTAGAAATTGCGGCAGCTGCACAAAAGAACATTACCCAACTATTGATGATGCAGTGGATAGAATAGAAGAAAGCTCTATAGTATAATAGTATAATGAGAAGACTTTTAAATAACGCATATAGTTTTCTGCCTAAAATGTATCAAGGGGCGGAAGTAGAAGAGTTTCCAAAAGCTGTAGACTTAACAGTACATACAAAAGCACCAGGAAAATGGTTGCTGATAGACTTAGAGACTGGTCAAGAATACATTGGAGCAGATGTTCCAAACAAGTATGGCAGATGGCTTAGACTAAAGGATAGAACTATATGATAAAGAAATTGCTATGCAAGATGTTTGGACATAAGATTCAGCATGCTGGGTTTTGTCCATTTACAAGAATAGACTACGATGTCTGCACTAAATGCGAGACAATGTTTGCAGTGAAAGGTCAAGATGATTAATTTAATTAAAAGAGATAATTTAATTTGGGAATGGCAGGGTGTTGTAGAAGATCCAGCAAAAATTCTTGAAGAGGTTTTGTTAAAAGATAACTGGGTTGAGTACACCAATAAAGGTGGGTCAGGGCCAGGCATTGAAGATTACACAATTAAAGGTAGATCTACTAGCGTATGGCCAGAAGAAAGACTGTATCCAGTAATTCTTGATTTATATCAAAAGTGTTTAATTGAATACTCTAATAGCCTACCAATAGAAAACATAGACAGCGGCAAGTGGTTGTTTAGAGAGTATAACCCTGGAACTAAGTTAGCGCCACACAACGACGCATACAGCTACGTACAGGACAACGGCAGTCCCGTCCGACCAACTCTAACCATTTTATTCTATTTAAACGACGACTATATCGGAGGAGAGATAGATTTCCCAAACGATGGGCTATGTATTAAGCCAAAGGCTGGGTCTATTATAATATTCCCAAGCGAAAAGATACACTCAGTTCTTGAAATGAGTTCTGGAAAAAGATATATGACCCAGACCTATGTTTATGAAAGAGCATACGACTCATACGATAAGCTGTGGGTGTAGTATAATAGATTAGACAGTTGGGGGTAGATATGAGTTCAGATAATGATAAGTGCTACTACTGTGATAAACCAAGTTTATATTGGGATCAGGTAGGGGCTACAATAATAAGTGTTTGTAGAAAACACGCAACGAATTACTACTCAAGCTAGTATTGACTGGCCTGAATTAATATAGTATACTAGCTATATGAAAAAAAATAATGTAGCAAAGTCCCAAACTGGAATAAAGCGCCAAAAGAAAAATTTAAAAAGGCTGTCTTCTAAGACACATACTAGTGCGTTTGAAAGAAAACAAGCACTTATTATGGAGCAGATTCGAAGCTCATGATTGATTGGTTGGTTAATAAAATATTTTGGTGGGAACCACTAAGAAAAGCTATTTTTGAAGAGGTTCATATGTATGATCATTTGTCTGATGTATCTACTAATTCAGACTTAACAGATATAGCCTCATGCAGCTGGATGGAAGGCGATATGTGGTATGGTTGGACGTACAGCCCAGAAAAGAATAGGTATTACTTTGATGATATTGGAAACAAATCTTTGATCGGATTATGGGAAGATCAATGGCTTCGTGAAGCGGATGCTCATTGATAGTAAGGCTGAGTGCTTTCTGCGTTATTTGTAATAAAAACGTAGACGGAAGGCTAACCGAGATGGTTGTCTTAGATTCAGGTAAATGGTTGCACAAGGGCGAATGCCCAAACTGTTTATATGAAATTAAGCGAATTGTCCCCAAGGACAGTTCAGGTTCCTATAATGGTCGTAGAGCGGTTTCCGAAACCGACAATGAAGGTCCGATTCCTTCACCTGAAGCTAATGACTAAAGGCTGGTCAGACAAATCGGAATGGATAACGAATTGCCCAATTTGTTATTGTGCAGTCTCTTACCAACTAAGAGATTACCATATACGGTACCACGAGATAAAGGATAAAAAAATGTCATTGTATGATCTTAGTTTTACAGATATAGATAACAATATCGTAAAAATGGAAAGCTTTAAAGGTAAGGTGCTACTTATAGTTAACACTGCAAGTAAGTGTGGCTTTACAAAACAATACGAAGACCTCCAGAGTCTACATGAAAAGTACAAGGATGAAGGACTGGTTATCATCGGTTTCCCTTGTAATCAATTTAATAGCCAAGAGCCAGGAACCAACGAAGAGATTAAAGATTTTTGTACTACAAACTACAATGTAACCTTTTTAATGTCAGAGAAAGTGGATGTTAGAGGAGAAAATGCTCATCCAATCTATAAGATTTTGACAGAAGCAGCTGATAGAGAGGTACCGTGGAACTTTGATAAATTTGTAATTGGCAGGCTTGGAAGGATAACGGGCTTATCACCAGATGAAACATCTGATACTTTCGAGCCATTTATTAAGTCTTTGCTTGGTGTTGCCGTCTAATGTCACAGCCTAATGTTTTAGAAAACTTTATTTCGCCTCAAACAGCTAAGTATTTAAACGCATACTTAAAGTCTAGATCAGAGATGAATCCAAGAGGACTATTAAACGTTTACCTAAAGCCAATAAGGCTTAACGAAGAGGGCACCGAAGAAAGCTATGTTGTTCAAGATCTAATTAATAGAATAGAAAATTCTATATCAAATCAATTTGGATTTAAAAACAATCAAATAGAGTTAGATAGAATGAACTATCAGATCCTTCAAAAGGGAGAAAGTCTTGGTTGGCATACTGACGCATACGGAGGAGTTGAAGGATACACAAACACCTATTACTCAGCCTTACTTTACCTAACAGATGACTATGACGGTGGAGAGATAGTATTTTATAACGATAACTCTGGATCTAAAAAAGATAGCGTTTCTTATAAGCCAACGGCTGGTACATTAATCTATTTTAAGGGTGACGAAAATCACCCACATTCAGTAAATGAAGTGCTTGATGGAGAAAGAAGCAATATAATATTATTTTATAACCACATTGAGGAAGCGCAATGATTAAGTTTGATCCTATTGAAACTTTAGGCACACAAGGAATTCTTATTGGCAACTGTTTAGATGATGTTGAGCCATTCTTATTGTCAACTCAAAGTATGGAGTGGGATGAAGATTTTCGTACAAATGGAGAAAAGCTTGGTTATGGGGTTAGCATCTTTGAAGAGGACTATGGGTACGATATTATTAATTCGGCAATGCTTAAAGCCGTAGATATATTTTTAGAAAAAACTAACAGATTGACAGATCATTACAAAAGAATATATAATCATTATAGAATTTTTAAATGGGAAACCCCAATGGGGCCAATGGGTCCACACGCTGACGGCTGGGAAGTAAATGGCGAAACAATAACCCCAGACATTTCTGTTGTCATGTATCTTACTGGTGATTTTGAGGGCGGGAATCTAACCTTTGTTGATTTAAATAGAAAAATTAAGCCAGAAGCAGGGGATATAGTTGTGTTTGACTCCGCTACATTGCACGGAGTAGAGTCAGTCGTAAGCGGTAGAAGAATAACTACACAGCTATTCTTACGCAAGAAGTAGTACAAAATCAGTTATGATAAATCTAGATGTTTTAAAAAAAACATTTCCTCAATGCCAAGAGATACATAAAAATATTTTCCTTATAACAGATTTTATATCTGAAGAGGACAGAATTCTCCTTATGTCAATGGCGCAAAATGCATCTGAGGATGACTGGCGCAAGGATTATATTGAAAGCTTAGACGATATCAAATATGATATCAACTATCCTTGGCACGATAAGGCTCTTAATATCGATTCTAGCCTAGGCACCTCATTAAGGGATGAGATTAAGTCTGCCATAGGAAAAGACTACCTAATACAAAGGTTTGGAACAATTCAGAGGCACTACCCTGGGTCTAGCTTGGCAGAACATTCAGATCGTGGATACAACAGAGAGCCAGAATATGCCATAGTGTTGTATTTAAATGATGACTACTTAGGTGGTGAACTTTACTTTTCAAATCTTAATCTAGAGTTTAAATTCCCCAAAGGATCAATGGTAGTATTTGCAACAGGCGATGAATATATGCATGGTGTCAAAGAAATATTAGAAGGTCCTACAAGATATGTAATAACAAGTTTTATATTTAACAATATAGGTCCCAATTAGTGAAATCGGCGGCGGTAGAAGCTTTTCAGTCAACTACGTTGACGCATTCTATGATATAATATGAGTATGGATACTACAAAAGATTGCAAGTGTAATGGGTGTGTGGCCTGTAAGGCCAATGGTGGATGCGACATGAAGATGTGTAAGAGCCACGACAATATGTACAAATCAGAAGAGCTTTCAGATGAAGAGATCTCAAAGAACTATGAGTCAGATAACCCAGATGAAGATAAATGGGATAACCTAGAGAAGGCTTGCTGGAGCGGATACAAGCAGGTTGGCATGAAAGATAAGGGCGGAAAGAAAGTCCCTAACTGCGTACCTATTAAGAAGTCTATATTTGGTACAGAAGGCCCACAAACACTAATACCAAGAAATAAGTAATATGGGTATCCTAGATAACCTAGAAGCATATCTCGAATTAGGAGATATCAAAGACTTAGATCTAACTGAGGACATAGACAAGGAAGAACTGTAATGTGGTCCTATGTCCTAGCAGCTATTGGCGTAACAGGCATATACTTTGTAGGACGTAAGTCCATATGGGCTTGGTTCCTATTATTATTTAATGAGTGTCTATGGATCATCTATGCTGTAACAACTAAGCAATACGGATTCATATTTGCAGCGGTGGCATACGGAATAGTCTATATTAGATCATACATACACTGGTCTAAAGAACCTGTAAACAAACTACACATCTAATGGCATACTCTAGATTCTTCGACTCAGACATATACATATATGCTCACGTTGGAGGATACATAGAGTGTTGTGCATGTTGGCTAAATGAAAGATTATATGAAGACTCATTATTTGGATTATCTGAGAAAATAACTAACGATGATCAGCTAATCGAACATATCAGACAACATAGACAATTAGGACATAATATACCAGAAGATTTAGAAAAAGAGATATTGTCAGATCCAGACAGATATGATACAATAAATGAATGAGCGATGCCCTATGTACCAAATATGGATGTGACTATAAACTAGACCTTGATGGTCAAGTCACATGCGACAATTGTGGTGCTATGGGCGATGATATGCCTAATCCTCAACCTGAATTAAATCAAGCTGGGTACGGCACAAGCAAGTGGTCGGATGATGACGATGTTCATCCAACAATAACTCCAATATTTGGACCTAATAGATGACTGGCGATATTGATCCTGACAGATCAATGCGTCTTAAATTAGTTATAGAAGAGATGCTTAAAGATATTGATATGAGCGGTGAAGAGTGGAATGATCGTGATA